TATGTTGCGTAAATCGAATGCGAAGATTCCGTTAGGAGTTGAGTTTATGTAAATAGGTTTTTCTTCTTGTTCTACATATCGTTGTATCATATCAACGTACTTTATTTTTTCTAGAATTAAATTCGGGTAGTGTTTTCTTCTACATTTTAGTTCTATTCGTGTTTTTGTACTTGGGGAAAAACAATCCCATTTATCATAACGTCCCGTGCTTCGTTCTAAGTCGGGAAAATAGTTTTCTTTCAGGTAATTAAATAATACTGATTCGTTCATAGCGTTTTTATTTTTTCTTTGTAAGTTTCTATTATTTCTTTGAGTTCGTCCCGTGTGTATTTTCTTGTTTCGTGTGCTTTTGCGTGGAGTTCTATTAATTTATCCGCGCCTATTCTTTGTTGGATTCCTATTTGGTAGTTTAATAAGTTTCCGTGTTTATGTTGATTACACGTTACGCACTGGCCGTGAACGTTGTTTTCATCGAATGTAACGGCTTTGTGTCCACCACTACTAAAATAATGCCCTGCGTCAAACTTTGAACCGAGTTTACAACCGCAACTTACGCAAGGTTTATCCTTATCTCGTAGCCTTATGTACTTATTAAACACTACTTGGGCAAGTTTAGTTAGTTCTTGAACGGTTTGTAGTTCGTCTTTAAGTACCTTTTTCTTCTTTTTCCATTGTTTTTCCTTTTCAAGTTCTACCCAAACACGGACACAATCAGTATCAAAGCAAAACTTTTGATTAAATCGAACGGGAGTAAATTCGGCTTTACAGTTCTTGCACTTCATTACTCGTAATTTAAGGCTTTATTAATGGCTTCTAAACGCTTGTTTTCCGTGTTTAAGTCCAAGTTAACTAATTCTAATCGGTAAGCGTTTTGGCGCAACGCTCGGTATTCTTGCTCGAGTTGATTCCAATATACCTTACATTCCTGTAAATGTTCTAGCGTTTCTTCCATTGAATCAATTAAATCCGTTCGGTTAGGGTTCTTCGCTTTTATGTCGTTCAAACTTCCTTGAATCTTTAGGTAAGTGTGAGAAAGTAAAACTTGCGCTCGTAGTGTTGTGAAATCGTCCATTATTTTGATTTAGCGTATTTTTTAATTAATGTGTTCCCGTGTTGTTCTTGCTCAAAGTAAACTAATTTTTCTTTATCGAAAAAGATTTCGTGTTTACCTATTTTTCCGTTTGAACGCGGTTTAATCTTGTTAAAGTACAATTCTGCTTTATAAAACGTTGGGTCGTCTCGGTGTACTGTTATCATACACTTTCCCGAATTAAACCATTCCGAACCGCCTTTTAAGTCGTATGGAACTGGTGCGCTTCGTTTTCCGTTTTCCTTTTCCGTTAGCTTTGGGTGAATAATTGTATGTAAGTGTAAGTCGTTATCTTCTGCGATTTGGTTACGATACGGCAACACGAACTCTAAATACTGAGCGTAACCCCCGTAATCGTTGTAAGGGTGGTTTAAGTCCTTCCAAGAATCTATCGAAGCGGTTTCAAGTCCTTCGTCTTTTTTTAGTTGAACTGCGTAATCCCAAAATTCTATCGGTGTCATTTTCGCCTTAATATCGTCTCGCGTTAGTACCTTAAAATGGTGCGTAATCCAATCTATCGCGCTTACTATTTCATCGTCCGTAATTACATTGTACGCACTTGGGTTAAAACTTTTACCCGTTTTCTTATTGATTAAATCCGCGATTATTTCCACGTTCGAACCAACATCAGGGAAATATACTAAATGTTTCCAACCATAAAAACGGCTCGTATTCATTAAACATTCCATAAGAACTTGAGTTTTACCCGACATCGGAAAACCCGTCCAATCCGTGCAATTTCCTAAACTCATTGAATAGTATTCGTCCATTCCTTCAAATCCTAAGTATTTACCTTTTTCGTGGTAGTTGTTTCTATACCTGAATAAATCGTCAATTACTTCGTGTGCTTTTGTTATCTTAAATCCTTTCATAGTTCGTGTTTTTCTATATACCACCAACGTGGTTCAATTTCGGTGTTTAGGTCTTCGCATTCGGTGTCTTCTTCGCCACTCCAAATAATCTTTAACAACTTGTATTTAATTACTTCATTGTTTTTAGTTTCGGTAACTTGTCCGATAAAATAGCAGTCGCCGTCTTCAACGTCTTTTATTATTTCTCCTATTTTCATCTCCAACAAAAACTATTTTCGATTGTAACTTCTTTAGGTAGCCATTCGGACTTGAATCCACTCCAATTTCGTTCTACACAATTCTTGAGTATAAAATTAGGACTATTTTCGTTTTTATTTACTTCGCGGATAAATCCGTTAAACGCGGTTTCGGTGTTTGTAGCCTTTTTAACCTTGCGAACCTGAATCCAATCTTTAACAAGTTGTTCCTCGAATCCAAAAGAAACCATCGAATCATAAAAATTAAATGTATTATTCTTTTCATTCTTATTATTCTTATCATTCTTGTTTGTTGTTAGTTGTTTGTTAGTTGTTTGTTGATTGTTTGTTAGTTGCTTGTTAGTGTCTTCGGTTTCATCTTGGTAACTATCATATTTACAAATAGTTATAATGGTAAATTTGTTTGTTGATTTTACTTCGATTTCATTTGTGTTTTCCAACTTTTTCAAAAGTGTTCTAAGCGTTTGTAAACTGATTCCCGTATCCGAAGAAATCTTACCTAAAGACGAAATAAATTCACCTCGTTTAACTTCCATACCTTGCCAACTTGCGTCTTTGTGATTCGCTTTTAATAGCAAATAAATAAACAGGTGTACCGCTTCGCTTTTGTTAAACCATTCCCAATCTAAAAACTTTCGGTGTATCTTAATCCAACCGCTCATAATAACATAACTTAAATTTTAATAAATAAAAAACCCTCGCTTTATCCGTAGCCTCTAACCTCTACTTCAAAAACAAGGGCAACAAACCTTTCGACTTTATAATGTTAGAGGAAGCCGTTCACAAATATAACTAATTTATTCTAATTGTGTTTCGAATTTATATTCTTTTCTTTTCATTCGTTCTTGAATAACATATAATTCCCTAATTGAAATACAGTCTTTGACATCGGTTATAAACTCGTTTAAACTCCTTTCTACTGGGTGTTCCGTTAAATAATTAAAGTTCACCCTTAAATGCTCCGTGTCGAGTAGATAGTCCCTGTCTCGAAAACGCTCCCATTGGTTAGCCATCTTATAGGAGTGAATTATAGTAGCGTGGTTCAAGTTCAGCAAATCAGCTATAAATTGATACGTTATCCCTTCATCTCGTAGCTTCTTTGTTATGTAGCACCTCCGATTTACATTCCGTCTTTTTCTACTTTTTTTCTTTAAATCATTCTCTTCAATTAACTGTCTTGCTATGTCTATAATCATATCTCTTTGATTTTAATTATTATTCCTTCCCAAATATCTAACACTAATTTAGCGTGGCTCGGGGAATATGCTTCGACATAGGATTTTTTTATTTTCCTTCTTGACTTCGGGGTTTCCTGATAATAATGGGTTATTTCGAATGTTTTCATATTTTGCTTTTATTACGTTGCAATAGTGATTAAAGTTAAAGTGTCCGTCTTTATGTAGCCAACCTTCGCCAGTAAGCCACCAATTAACTTGGTCGGGTAAATCAACCCCTTTCTCTGTCGTGTTCATCTTTAAAGTTTAAATAGTTATTCCAATCTTTTTCGTCCTCCTCGAGATTTTCTAAGACATTCTGATTAGCGCAGTCCTCCGCTATGTTATTTATCAAATCGACTAACTCATTGTCAGTTAATAGGTATTCAAACTCGATTTCTCCTGCTAACGTCCAAGCAACGTAAGTGCTTATTTCTATATCAAAATCTCCTTCGCCATCAGGAATGATTTCAAAGGTGCATTCCCCGTAGAACTCTTCCGATTCAAATTCGCAAAATGGGTAGGTAGTGTCAGTTTTCATAGCGTAATAAAATAAGCGATTAATAATAGTGAGCCGATTACCGAACCGAAGACCATTAGACCTTCGATTAGTGAGTTCAGCATCATTTGTCCTTCGGCGTCTAAGCCTTCATAGATTCGTTTAAATAGTTTCATTTTTTTCGATGTTAAGTTTTGTTATTAATTCGTCCATAATTAGCCACCGAGTTATGCACCTTTGCGTAGCTTCGTCTCCATAACCGAAAGCATTAATGGATTCTTTTCTCTCATTCCACAATTCTTGCTCGAATGCGTGAATAATTTCAATCATTTGTTCCTTGTTCATAGTTCAATTATTTCATAGGTAAATAAATCATTTTGGTTTGAATTTGCCGCAATTAATTCAGCATATTTTTTGCAATCCTTTAAATCGTATTGCTCAGTTAATGATGTTCAAAGCTCGTTTTCGTCTTTGTCTAAATAAATAATTTTAAAAGTTTTCATAGCGTTTTTTTTTAATTGTTATTAATTATCTATACACAAATATAAATACTATTTCCGATATACCACACTTTTTAACAAAAAAAATCAAAGTTTTTTACAATTATTTTTAAAATCCTAATGTTTACAAGGGTTTCAGAGCATCAAAAATATGTAATTTATATTCATTCTAAATAAGGAATCACATTATAAGTGTATAATCGTGGAGAAATCCACATAAAATCAGGGTAAAAACGTGAAATTTACATTATATTGTAAACCTATGGATTAATAATAGGCGCAATTTTGTAACCCTACGGGTATAAACAGACAGGTTTTTTACTCCTGAATACCCTTTAAGGTATAAAAAAGGACAAAATTTGTCCATAAAAAAAGGGAGTTTCCTCCCTAATTAAAAACGCTATAAGCAAATTTACAACGGAAACTTGAATGAATCCACATTCTTATGTAAGATGTTATCAACTAATTTGCATTCGATTTTCAATATTCGCCCTCCTAATGGTTTTGGTGGTGCGCCACGTTCAACGTGCCAGCCATAAGCCCCTTCGCCATATTCTTCTTTATAAGTACCCGTGAGCATTAAATGAATGTTTTTTTGCTTAACTGAGTATCCTGTCTTAGAATGGACGTTAAGGCATTCCCTTACGTCATTTCTACTGGAGTTCTCGTGGATATGTCCCATTGTGAACACGTCCATATCTTCGTACATTTCTAAAGCTCGTGTCAAGTTTAATGCTCCTTTAGTAACTACTCCGCCACCACCTGAACCGTGATAGTATTTAATTTTGGTGCTTCCTTGAATAGTCCCATAAAAGTTTTGTTTAATGATTATCCAACCACCGTAACCACCGACTTGAACATCACTCTTGCATTTATAGTTTAATAGGTCCACAAACCTTCTAAGTAAGTCGGTTTCCTGGTACTTAATTACCCCTGTTTCGTGGTTTCCATAACCTATAACCTTTATAATGTCCGAGTAAGGAGCAAACCATTCCACCGCCGTTTCCACGATTGAATCTAAATACCTTGTGTTTGAGTGTTCGGGTCTTACGTTTCTCGACCTTCGATTGTCTCCCCGCCCTTCCATTAAGCAGAAAAAATCGCCATTGATAATTACTGGGATTTGGTTTTCATTGCACCAATCAAGATGCTTCTTTAATAAATCTCGGTCGCACTTAGGGTTATCCCAGTGTAAATCGGAAAGCATAGCAACGTGGACTTGTTTACCGTCAAGTTGCAATTCGTGGACATTGCGTCCGTGTTTGATTAAGTTCATAGGCAAGTTTGATTTGTTAAATTTGACCGAAATATCGGAAGAAAAGTTGAACCCTATTAATAAAGGTCGAATTTAGAATGAATCTTATAATGAATCCAAGCACGAAAGCAATCAAAACAACCCACCAATTTGTTCGATATTTCACTGGCTGAACCGCTTTAGCAGTTTTCCATTTCGTCTTTCCTTCTATTCGTAAGGTCTTGATTCTTTCCTTGTATTCGATTCTTGTTTGAAAGCGTGTTTTCGGAACGTAAATATTCTTAAATTCTATTATAGTATCCTTAGTAGTTATGAATTTTTCGTAAACAATTTCGTTATTAATAATGACAGGAAAACTATCTAAGGTAGTTATGCGAATTGTGTCAGTATCTTTAACCACCTTTAGACCGTGTTTAAGAGCCTTTCGGTAGTGGTATTGTGCTTTGCGTTCACTTGAACACGAAAGTAGCGTTAAAACGCTTATAAATAGCATTAAACGTATCATAAATCTTGTAGCATTTTAATCATTCTCGGACAAGGGTAAATATCGGACTTATCCTTGCGGACTGAATTATGAGTGAAAATACCTTTTGAACCTTTAAACGCTTCTAAATCTAAGCCCCAAATTTGCTCACGATAGGTCTTCGGTATGTCGTAGGTTTCGCAGAGATATACTACAAGTTGACGTAAGGATTCGATTTGTGAATCCGTGTATCTATACCAATGTAGGTAGCCCTTATACGGGGCCTCTAAAGTAGTTACATAACTTGGGTTGATTTCGCCCCCTACATAGTTGAAGAATTTTCCTCCCCTTTCCTTTAGCATACCCCAATTACACACCTCAATTCCTACCGAAAGTTTGTTTAAGTTCTTATAGCCTAAGCCCCTGACCGCAAAATCCTGAGAATCTATTCCTAAGTGCCAAGCCCAGTGTTTAGATGAAAAGCATTGTACGATTGTTCCGTTTTCTCCGATTACGAATGCCGTTGCTATCTGCGAATCGTTGCTATTCCAATAACGTGCCACCCCTTCAGCGTTTCCATTACCTGCTGTATGGTGTAAATAGATTTGGGATTTCTCGGAATTTTCCTCAAAAAATTGTCCCTTTGATAATCTCTTTTGGACTATCTTTTGAATGTCAAGGTTTGAACTCATTTAAATCTTCTTTGGTGCGTGTTAGAAATTCCTTGAACGCATTTAATACGTTCTTGCCTGTAATGTCTTCGTAGCTTTCGTTGATGCTTTTTATCTCAACAAAAGTGCAGAAGAAAGTAAATGCTTTGGTGAGTATTAAATCGACTGAAATAAACATTCCTAAGATGTCTGATAGGACGTGTTTTTCTAAGAAAAAAACCGCAACTATTGCCCCTGAATATAACAGTGATTTTGAAATTGTGTTCGATAACCTTCGGGAACGAATCGCCTTCCACCCGCCTAACTTAATACTTCGCCACAATCCGAAAACCATATCTAACCAAATAAAGGTTATAGCTATTAATATCATAGGTACAACGGGAGCAAGAATACTTAAAAACGAAAGCAAAATAAAAGATATATTAGTTTTCATCTCTCTCGTTATATTCGTTTAAAAGTTGAATGGTATTTAGCAACCCAAAGGAAACCGCAAAAAGTTTGACGAAAAAATATGGTGCTTCAAAAATTGCAAATGCTACCCCTATGTAGCTAAGGAGAAAATATAATACCGATAGTCCTTTTAAATGGTCATTCATCCTCGTATATTTGTGTCGCCGAAGGGACTGATTAAACAAATAGAACCCCAACCGATTTCCATTCCAAATCTTACGGCTTGTCCCCACCCTATTTCATTAACACTTGCTTGTCCCCAGTCATTCATTTCTTAACTATTTGAAGTTTCTTAATCAATTTTTGCAACTTAATTATATTGCTTTTCTTTGGCTCGTAGTTCTTTTTTATATTACCCATCCTGTATAATTTGAGTCCGTGTTTGGATAGATGTCCGAGTTCGTGTTCGTGTAATATTCGGGGAAAGTATTTCCCGAAAATGTCATAAACTGAATGAATCTCTCAGTATAATTTTGCGCTAAATATCTTTGTTTTTCAATTAGAAAATCTACCTCGTTTTTTTCTACATTGGTTGCATTCTCACTTGAATGTTTGAAAATTCCCTTATTAGCCATTGTATATGCCATAAAGGGGAGATATTCCACCATTGCCCAGTGTATCAACATAGGCTTTAAATAGGTCTCTACCAAATCTAAGTAAGGATTGATTAGCGTACTTGCGATTATATCCGCTTTGATTTTCTCTAACAATTCAGTGCCTGTATATTGTTGTATATGAATGTCCTGAGCGACTTTAATCCATTGAATAAAGGTATCGGTATCTATATTCCCGTTGAGTGCCGTAAACCGCACCAAATCGTCTCTCGTAATTAGTAATGCTTCCGCCATCTTATTTAGGTAAAAATCCTCGGTTCGGCATATCTATTGGACGTGTCGAAACAAGTGCATTGTTTTTAATTTTATAACCAAATTTCTCTGCCTTTTTGACCGCAATTTGTTTAGCGTTTGGACTATTTACGTCAATCCCGAAGCGAGTATCGAACTGTGCGTAAACTCTTTTGTTCCAGCGATGATGACAATTAGCACCACCTTTGTAGAGCCAAATATCATAAGTTAGATTTCCTCGTGGACCGAAGCCAATTTCTCGCCCTTCAGCGTTTACATAGAACCCATTCACGATTGATTGATTCATTCTTAGAATGTCTTCTTTTCGATAAATCTTTTTAGCCGATTTCATTAGTTTACAAAATGGTCTTGTCTTACCTGATTTCCCGCCGTCTTCGCCTTCGTAAACGTATCTCGTAATAAATTTTATTCCCTCTATTACTTCGTCTTGCTCTGATTTTGAATTAGGAAAAGCGATCCCAGTATTTACTAATTCAACTAAACGTGAGAATAAACTTTTTTCGCCTTTAAGAGCGTTGTTTTCTTCTTCGTCCGTGTCGTAATCTACTGGTGCTTCGTCTATTAATAGCCAATTTTCTTGCGGTTGTTCGCCGAACTCTTGTAACGCTAACGCTATTTGTTCTTCGGTGCTTTGTGCTTTTAATTCCGTTGCATCCGCTCCCGTTTCTTCGGTTACTTGTTCTTCCGTTTGTGCATTTTCTAAGTCCGTAAATTCAAGCGGTTTAAGAGTTCTAAAGAATAATTTTAACGCTACTCCGTTATAAGCTAATACCTTATCAAAGGCTTCAAGTATTTCGTCTTGAAACGGCTTAATAATCATATTGTTGAATAGGATAAACGAGTTTTG